TAAATAGTTTTAATAAAAAAATGCCCCTAAGGGCATCCTAACGACTTTTAGATGACTTCTTCATAGCGTCATTCTCTTCTTTAAATTGCTTTTCGAGCCTCTTTAACCACCAGTGTCTTAATCCGACTGGTAGGTTATATACTTCAATAAAGGACCATCCACCGTGATGCTTGAGCATAAAGAACTGCTCATACACGTTTTCCATATAATTATCTGTCAGGCCAAAAAAAGTCTGCCCCAAAGGGCACCTCCATCTCTTGTTCGTGGCCACAAGAGGAGCATTCAAAATTTTCTTTAATGTTAACGTCTGGGGTAACAGACTTATAGCATTTACGAAGATGCCTAGAATCAAGTGTAGGCATGTTGTCGACATATCTTTTTACTATGCTTCTGTCAGCATGTCCTTCAATTGAAACAATCATTCTTTCGTATTGTTCCATTAAAACAGAATCACCTTTTTTAGTTTTTTTCTTTGTAGAGGCGGTCGCAGTTAAATATGCTTCATCGGCTCCGTTTAGAAGACGAAACACAATATTAAATTTAGAGTATGGCATTACAATTTTAAATGTGCCATCTCCAATACTTGTAACATCTTCGTTGTTTTCTGTCTCCAATACTTTTTTGTTGTTTAGGTCAAAAGTAAAATGAGATTTCTCTCCACACGCCGGGCATCCGACTTGTGTTTCATAGATGTTTCCATACCCTGATGTCCGAGCAGCAATCAGAATTGCATTACGATCTCCTACTAAAAGATCTTTCGCTTTGATGCTTCTGTCTACAATTACACTTTGAATAAATCTTTCAATCGCAATGCCTTTCTTTAATAAAGCTCGGGAAGAAAGAATATCTTCCTCTTTTGCGGTCATGAATTTTATTTCAATTGTTTCTTCATTATGCAAAGGATGACCCTCTGGGTAACAAAGGCCCTTTGATGGTAGCTCAACAAATTCCGTTGGAGCCACAAAACTCAGTGGATCAAAAGCTTTTTCATCCTGCATTTGTGTTATCGGTGCTTCTGCACTGGCATGAGGGGCACCTACCCTATTAGTATCATTTCTTGACAATTATCACCTCTCTTATAATTAATTATCGGACTCTGCGTCCGGAGTCCCACCAGCATTAGGGGCCTCTCCGAAATACGCCCAGTCATATGCCACAACCACTTCAATTTCAACAAAATCATCAGAAGAATAATCATAATCCCCGAAATTGATTGATTTTATAAATGGATTTTTTAACTTCCATGTTGTTACGGGGCTTGCATCTGCGTCGTATTGTATAATGGTCATGGCGCTTAATTTGCTTGCTTTGCCCTTAGGTCTTTTTTCAATCGCATTGGCAGTCCAATTATTGTTTATTGATTGCTTTGGAGCAAACATCTTTAACAATTTTTCTGATATTTTATTTTGCTTTGTATCAACATACTTTATTGTGATATCGCTCCATCTAGGAACTGTTGGAAACTTGACAATTTGATTTATGTTTCTGTATTCGTTTACGTCTGTCTCAACCGAAGGCTTATCTACTGATTTAGCTAAAAAAGTAAAATCTGACTTGCCGTCGATTGAAACTTCAAACGAACGCTTTTTCAGTGGCTCTATACTATGTGAATTCCAAAATGCCATTTAAAACTCTTAATTAGGTAGAAGTAGAGAAACTTTCAGTTTGACCAATCTCGCACGTTGCCCAATCATATTTGATTGTCATTGAGATTTGTCTCAAATCATCATTTGAGTAATCCATATCACCATACTTGGCTGATTTAATAAAGGCGTTATTCAGGGTCCACTTTTCTTTTTCGTCACCATTCGCATCATAAAGGGTTAACACAAACAAGCCAACACCATCTCCTGTTGGGTCTGCTGCTTTTGATTTCGATAAAGTTCCTTTAGGTCCAGGCGCTTTTGCAATATTGTATCCAGAACCCTCAAGCATTTTGTTTGTTAATTCAACACAAGATGGGGATACTGGGTCTACAAGAGTTACTTCAACGTCTTGCCAGGTTACACGACCAGGAAAGTAATACTTGTTATCAAAGTAATCATGTTCAACTTCCGACATGTCCCAAGACGGCACATTAACAGTTTTTGCCCACCATACAATGTCGCTTCCATCGCTAGTCATACCTCTGATTTGTAGTTGCCATCGGTAATTCCTCATAGGTGCCGATTCATGTGAAGACCAAAAAGCCATAATTAATTTCTCCTTTTACAATAAGTAGTTTGCTCTATAATTCTATACCAGTCTTAGTTATAACAAAGTCAATAACTATGAACTCGATTGCTCTTGCCGGTTTTACGAAAACCTTAGCATACATAATGTTTCTGTCTACCAAGTCTGCGGTAGTTGTGGTCTCATCTAAAACCAATTTGTATTCTGTGATTCCAAATCTAGATCTAACATCAGCCAAAACAGCATCTGCTTGTGATTTAAAGCGATTGAAAGTATTGTTAATATTTTGATCGAACAGAATAGTATCTGCGATGCGACCAATTTCTTTCTTGAGATAAATCATCAATCGACGAACGTTGATTCGATCTAGTGCCGATGGTGTTTGTTGAAGTGTTTTTTGTCCAAAAATTACAATCTCTCCAACAGCAGGAAATCTAGCAATTGGATTAATGTTTTCTTCATATAGATCATCACGATTTTGCTTGGTCAAGTGTTCCAATGTTCCAACAACGCGTGGGCCGTTATTACCACCTAACACTTTAATCCCACCACGATTAAATCCAGCAGGAGCAAACCACGGTCCATCACTATTCGACTCAGATGAGCCAATTGCGCCGATTGCAGCAACAGAAGGATAAGCAACAGTTACATCGTCATTTCCACCAGCGGTGTCTCTTAAACGAACTGGTGGGTAATATGCTGCGGCATAGCTTGTATCATAGTCTCTGCCTTGAGCATAAGTGATAGCTTGCTTGTGGTCGCCAATTACTTCGGTTCCGTTGTTCTCGTATGGTTTCTTATAGCCACTATCTAAGTCAACAATTGCTAAAGCATCTCCACGCTCTTCGGCAACTCTAATTAAGTCTAGTGCCAACGAGTTGTTAATAAGACCAGGCATTGCAAGAATGTCGAAGTTTAGTAGGTCTGGATCATTTATAATATCAAGCGCTCTCTTAACTGTATTATAAGCATAGTGAGCAGATTCGCTAGACCCTGCCAAACCAGTTGTGGATGAGAATGGATCAACTTGCTTAATATCAAGACCATCTGCCCCGCCAAAGAACGCAGCGTTAAATTGCTTAATACTTGAAGACAAAAGAGCATTTGTTCCCTCACCAGCAGTAACTGAGTTACCGTTCTGGTGTGCTCCGGACTCGTAGTAATATTTGTCTGGGTCTGTTGAATCTCGTCTCAACTCATCTAATGAAAAGATCCAAGATTGTTTTAGATAGATGCTGCTCGCGTCACCTGTGATATCAAGTCCACCGGGCAAGGCTCTTACAATATCAATATAATCAGGCGAATCCCATAGGGTCTTTTTGCCTTCATTGTCTGATGCTCTCATGTGTCTTACACCATGTGCGTTAGCTTGTCCATAATTTCCAGAATCAGTATTGTTTGAAGTCAATTTTAGTTCTGGGAATTGTAGTGTGATCTCGTTGTCAATTTGTAAATCAGCAAAGACCGCTGTAGCACTTTCGGCGTGACCCTGATCTACGGATGCTGCTTTCGCTGACAATCCTAAATCAAAGCCGGTAGTACTGGTGTTGGAAGATCCTGATACAAACACAATGTCACGACCTTTTCTTGGCCCGATAACACCAAATGGTAAAGCGCGAGAATCAGATATGCCTCTGAAGCTTGAATGCATTTCTACTCTTACATAATCAGAATTATTTAGGTATTCTCCGCTAACAACGTATTTACCCAAAGTAGAATTGTATGATTGAGATTGGTCTCCAATTCTTTTGGCAACAAAATTAGCGCTTCCTTCATTTAGGTTTAGATTATCAAATCTTTCCACTTCCTCACCTTTTTTATTAACAATTATAACTGAGAAGGATGAGTTAGGAGAAGCCGTTGTTCCAAGTCTGAGGTTCGCAATTCGCACACCATAGTTTCTTTGGAACCATTCACCTTCGTGTAAGGACACAAGGCGGAATAGTTTTGATGCTGCCGTTAGAGAAGTTGCCCCACCGGTGAAATTCGAAACAGTGCAGTTGCTAATGCTCGACGAGTTTGTTTTATTACCAGTTGTTCCGGCAACCGCCTGAGTTAGCGTCAATGTTCCAGCGCCATCATCAGAAACCGTAATTTTACCGCCGTGTCCACCAGTGGATGGTGTTCCGTCCTCAATCGCTGCTTTTAGTTCAGTAGCGGCGAGTGCTGCCCCGCCATCTCCATCAAAAGTTCTAGATGTGGAGTCTCCAGTACTTTTCGCCGAGTATGTTAGTGACGTGCCATCAGCAGAAACTAAAGTTATAGTATCGTTGATGACTGGATTGTCAGAAAATGATATTGTTGCGGTAGCTTGTGTCTCAGATTCTCCGACATTAAAGCTTGAAAATCCACCAACAGCATTTGGGTTTCGATTAATAAAATAACCAGTCTTTGAAGCAGTAGCTTCTCTTTCATGATCAGACCATTTTCTGGTAGCACCAGCAGCAAGAGGCATTAGGATACCATATTGTTGACCCGCAGATGAACTAATAGTCGCTATGTCGTCTGCTGCTACTTCAAAGGTTTCTCCCAAAAAGTAAGATTCGGTTGAGCCATAGTTTAGAGCTTCAAGTTTTTGTGGATTAGAATTCAAAACATTTCTAATGTATCCATCTTTTTGATCTCGATCCAAGTGGAACGTAAGTTCTTTGGCTGCGCTTGTTGAGCTTGAAATGCTTAGCGTGAATGTGTTAGCGATTCCCGAAGAAGCATCTGATTCAATTAAAGTGCTTGCAGCAGTAACGGTTCCACCGCCGCCACCATACTTTGGTCGGGTTCCTTTAAGGGCTAATGAAGACCCAGAGGCGTAAATAACCGCTGCTAGTTTACCTGTTAGACCGGCAGTTTGACCATCAGTACCAGACGGCATCAAAAACAAACCATACGCAGAGGCATTAGATGCTGCTGTTGTGCTAGCTTGATAGTTAGTATTCCATCCTGCTTTTACGTAATTTGTTGCTTGGTTGGTAGCGTCCTCTCCAAGTAAGCGGATAAATGTAACTGGTGACACCTCAGAGGCAAGCCATGCTTGCGCAGCGTACATACCATATGTTGTAACTTGTTCATTTCCGTCTCTCCAAACATCAGTGGCATTTGAGCCCTTACCTGAAATTGGTCTTCCGAAAATTGTATAAAAGTCTGTTAAACTTTTAATCTTGACCGGTACATTCGCTGGTCCTTGAGGTGCAAACCCAATAATTAAAATCCCATCATCTTCTGCTGGGAGTGTGATCTCGCTCTGGTCTACCTCATTAAGGGAAACTCCGGGTGATATAAAATCAAACTTTCTAGGCATTAAAAATCTCCTTATAATTCTTTACTCTCACTAAATAGTATGTTTTTATACCAAAAACCTCATTCTTTAAATTCGAAGTCATCATTGTTTAACCATGGTCTTTTGTCGCCAACAATAACACGCTCTCTGATTATTCTTATCTCTGCTCGTGTTTCTCTTTCAACGTATTGGGGTCTAACTCGATTCTTTCCTTCTCCTATCAAATAACCCAAAGTCTTTATTTGAATTTTGGTTTCAAACATTCTTTCCTGTTCAGCTAGGTTGTCAACATTTTTTGTTTCTGTGAAGTCGTTTGATATAAATATTTCATAGCTCCACCCTTCGTTGTCGATAATATCAGCGTTAATGTTACCGGTAGATTCAATAAACGAACCAACCAGGTCATTCATTTGTTGTTGGTATTCAGTTCTTACTACGACAGTATACATAACAGTTATGTAGATTGGCGCTGGTACTGTTATTTCTTCAAATACAATTTTTTTATTGTCTTTTCGTCTGTTCTCGTCTCCCCTCTGAGATCTTGCAGCATCAGCATTGGCAAAGTTTCTAGTCTTGTCTTGTTTAACTCTGCGCTTAATTGTGATTGTGCCGCCCTTGAAGTCATTAGCTTCTGGGAGATCGGCCTGGAATGATCCTTTAAAATTAGGATCTTTCGACACAGAGTCGCGATTAACGGTGACGATTGGTAATTTTAACTTACCAGCAGAATCCCTTAACTCTTTGTTATTTTTTATCTGATAAGCCCTTTCTGTGCCAAGCCAAATAACTGGTATTTCTTTAAGGCCATCGTTTGTGGTTGTCGCCAAATCTAAATCAATAACCCAATTATACATGGCGGTATCAATATTTTCTAGTGTTGAGGGCTTGAATGGTGGGTGGTTAACTGGCATTGAATAATCCGTCTCTTGCTCTTATGCAGCTAGCTTGAATCTCAAAGCGATGCTCTGGCTGTCCGAATAATAATTTCGGCTCGTTCAGCTTAACTATTTCATAATAAATATCACCATACCTAACAAAGTCACCCTCTCGTACAAAGAGGTCTTGGTCTTCGGTCAAGCGCCTTCGATGAAATTTGATTGATATCTTTGTTGATTTATCAAGACCAACGTTTGGCATGAATTCTGTTTCCACTCCTTGATACTCTACCAAAGCATGTACTCTAACGGGCGGTAAGAAGGTTTTTTCGACCGCTTCTCCATATAGGGGGTGGTAGTTAGTGTGTTCGATGTCCAATGGAAAATATAGCACTTGTTGGCCGACTATACGCTCTATAATTTCATCGTTAACTTGCTTTACTAAATTACGCTCTTTCTCACCAAAAAACATTGGTGGAGGTGGTTGCTCTGGTTTTTTCCATTTATCGTCTGACATTGTTTCCGCCTTTTAGTTGCTTAATTAAAGCTTTGTTATTCCTGACCCACGTATAAGCATCATCATAATCGACCAAAACAGTTTTTCCGTCGATTAATCCTATATTGTCTTTATTAGCATCAGATAGAAAGTAATATTCCAAATCTTTAAATTTTACATTAATATCCTTTGAGATACTGAAGAGGTCATCCTCCAATTGTTGATAGTTTCCGGGAGCGCTTGATCTTGCCATATAATAGAAGCCATCGTGCTCCTCTATCGGGGATAGTATTTTTTCAAAAGGTGTATTGTTAAGATATCTCCATACAACAACTTCCATCGTTGAACTGTCCTTGACAGGATTTGCTTTCTCGAATTTTAATACCCATCCCGGCTTTTTCAAATCAGTGAAAACATATTTATCAGTTCCAACGCCCAAGCACTTGAAGCGGGATGACTCTATTCTAAAGTCTATTGATCGACAATTGTTTGACTTAGAGTCTTTGACTCTTTTAATAAAAGAAACAATATCATCATTTGACTCTTTTAAAAACTTTTTCCAATTTTCTAATATTAATTTCATTTTTTATCCTACAAATATCTTTAAAGGAACATCTTGAATTAAATCTTTTGCATTCTCGGACATATTCTTGTCTGTTTCAATTAGCTTGTCATAAGTCATTTCGGCAAGAATTGTTTTTAACTCTTCTCGTAGTTTGTCTTGCTCTGTCGCTGCTTGGCTTAACAAATCAGAGGAGTTAAGAGAAACGTTGTCTCCTGGTATTGGAACGTTGCCACCAAATTTGCCTCTAACCTGTCCCAAGGTCTCTTTTGAGAGAGCAAGTGCGAATCTGCGAATCCACTGCTTTCCAATAGAATTGATTCTTTGGTATGGAATATTCTCAAAGGGAAGGGTATTCATATTGTTGATTCCATTCTGACCGGACTCAAAATCATCTTCCCATATGTCATCCCCACCGCTGATTGTAAATCTAAACCAAATATTCTCCGGAGATACACTATCAGGGGCTGGATACAATCTTAGCTGATTATTGATCACCTCATAAGAATA